CCTAGTGTATAAATCATCTATTCTAGCAGATATATCAACATCGCTGTATTTTTGTGGAGGTGAAGGCTTTAGCATCTGACAATAACTGTTTGTGCGCTTTAGATTCTTGAGCATTAGATTGCCTATGTTATCTTGAGGTCTTGTTCCCTTTAGATAACAAGGTACTATATCGCTAATATTCAAAAGTGGATGAGTATGGATAGATTTATGTCTATTTGTATCCGGTAATTGCAGTAAGTTATGCTTACTATTCATTTGCATAGAAACATACAAACGCTCAATATGCTTAACATTTACAATTACTTCTGTTTCGCCATCTTTCCATCGTACATCTACTTTATCTTTTTCAACCTTCTTTTGTCCACGCTCAACATAAGTTTCACGAGCAATTATTTCCTCAGCGGAATATTTGTTCTTTGTGTACTTACCACGAACTAATCTACGCATTTCATCAAGTGATATATCATCGGTAGTGAATACCATCTCACCATTTGCTTTTGTACCATTAAATCGAGTCATAAATTCGTGTGCGTGTTCTAAAGGAACAGGTTTTTTAGCAATAATGCAATCATTACGAACTTCCGCCCAATCAATAAACTGTGGTTCTGTTGGCATCTCGCTGACACTATCAGTTAATACTGAATAAGCAGCATCATCACGTTCAAAAACGCCATATAAGTCTTCATCATTAGAAATACCTTGTACAGTATCAAAATCACTGTCAAAGTTTCTTAAATCAGACATTTTAGGCATTTCTACGCCATTAGAACTCTTCTTATCTTCACCAAATGCTTTAATATATGCTTCCGGTGTTAATACAGTTTTCTGTTCTTGCTTATAATTTTCCCATTCATTTTTCTCAGCTTCGCTAAGTAATGTATGGTTCTCTTCTGTTTTTGTTATGTACTGATAAACTAGCGTATCCCAATCAGCACCTTTACCAAGAAATGAAATAGCATCTAATAATTGACGCAGTTCTTGTATAGTTGCAGGTTTGGGCATATCCGCCATCAGACATTTCTGATACAGACTTATAGCATTTGGGCGAAACGGACTATTCTTATGTGTTTTCTTCAGCGCCTTATTAACTAATGTTGGTGTTAATGGCATTAGGTCTATTTTAGGAAACCTACGCAGTAACGCTTCAGAGAAATCACGTTCATCGTTCGCAGTAAAGAATATCATCATATTATCTAAATTAGCCTTAACGTCATCTCCGTTAGGCACTGATAAGCGACCATATTGCAGAAAGTCTAGAAAGAAACCATCTGCGCTTGGTTTTGTCTTATCCCATTCATCTAATACAACAACAACTTTCTCGCTTTGAGATGCTTTTGACGCTTCGAATATTTTACCATATTCTATTTTGACACCCGAAGTAGTATCTTCGCTAGGCCAAATACGCATCAATAGGTCATCTTCGCGAGTACCTGCTGAACATTGATGGAAGAATAGCTTACGCTCAAGAATCTCAGACAATACCTGTGGAAGTAGACTCTTTCCAGTCCCTGCCGGACCGTAAAGAAACGCACCACCAACAGGCTTTGATTGAATTGCAGACGCTATATTTGAAGCAAAAGAGGTATTACAAATGTAATCCTTTTCGTTCAATGCGGTATGCAACCCTAAGACTGAGATATTATCTTGCATCGCTTTTCCTTTTATGTTATTTGTTATCACATACGACAATTACTTGTCGCTGTGCTTCCTTTTGTGTTAATAGGGAAGACTACGCTCCCCTAAGTCTTTAAATCTTTATCTTAAGCGTAAAAACTCAAGTATTCTGTAAATTAAAAATTCTCGCCTATACTTTAACATGGCACTTACAACTGCGTGGATTCTCTTCTTCGCTTCTATATGAGTACGACCAAGCCAATATTCACGCTCTATTGCTCTTATCGACTTGATAGTTTCAGCAGCATTATAAATGGATAATTTATCTTGTTCTTCCATCGCTTACCTCAATTTAGTTTCGAAGTCTGTTGTTAGTAGCGTATATCTATTTGTACGCTCATCATATGTAAATCCACTTACCTTAATACTACGCTTATTTAGTTCTTTTATAGCAATAGCTTTTAAATCGCTTAGTTTATAGTCCCAAGATACAGTAACTCTTTGTTTGTGTCTAGTGTCAAACAACGCTACTCTTGAACCTAAGCGGTCAGTAGGTGATAAATAATAAGCCTGAATACCACGAAAATGGAACATACGCTTACCATTTACTTCATAGTTTGGTTTCATCGCTTTTTCCTTTCGCAATAGTAGATGAATAGCGGAGTTGTGAGTGGGAGGATGTTTGTTTTGTTTTACCGCTACTCATCTGTTATCTATTGCCTTGTTTAGTTCATAGACAAATGTATCAGCGCTCATACGTTTGTTATCGTATTGGCTCATCAAATAACGCACTTTACTTTTCTTTATACTTCTAAAATGCGCACTATTGTCTTCTGTGTAAATATTAAAATCTTTATCAACTTTATATCGCATACCATCAGCTTCAAATGTTATTAGCTTGTCCGGAATATATTTATTATACGCAGGCAATCCTTTGTACTTATCTTCTGGAGGTACGCTTTTCTCTGGTTTATATACAATAACTTCTCTTACTACGCAATCTCTTATATGCACTTTTAAATTAAATTGACTGTAATACTTTGCTAAGTGATTGACTACCATATCTCTCGCTGTTGGATAGTGTGTCGCTTTTGTAGTATGGTGTACTACTTTACTTTTACCACTAGTATAATCTTTAGCGATAATTACAGTAGAGTGTAGGTTAATATGTATAGACAGTTGATTCAATAGAGTGTTCCGAGGGTTTAATGTGTGTAAGTATGTGTATCTTTAAATAAAGCATAAAAAAAGCCTATCCAAAGATATGAATAGGCTTGATTTATTACAAACAATATTACAATTATTTGTTTTGCTTAGTAGTATCCTTCTTAGGAGTTGTTTTATTTTGAGCCTTTTCAGTAGCTTTATATATTTCATTGAACTTAGCCTCACTGACCCCAGCCTTATTAGCTTCTACAACCCTAAACAATGGCTGAACTTGTATTAGTTGGTTGTTACCATCTATTACAAAGCCTTTTTTTCCTGTTGTGGTTACATTAGGCAATTTCTTGATTGCAGTTGTGAACTCAGCTTTCAAAGTTTCTATTGTTTTATTATCTACTACCTTGCCAGTTCTAGCTTTAGGAAATGAATTGCCCTTAGCTTCTTGCATTGTTACCCAATCTTCATAGCCTTTAGTATTAAATACTTCATTGCCATCTACTATATCAGTAAACAATGAATCTTTAATCTCAGCAACTTGAGCATTAGTGTATTTTATTATAGCCATATTATATCCTTTAGTTAGTTAGTTGTTTAATTGACAGTAGTAATATAGTGTAATGGATTGATTAGTGTCAAGATTTAAATCAAACAATAAAACAAGTTAACAATTATAATTTATTAGTGTCTTACTTTGCTTTCGTTGTATTAAATACAGGTAATTTTAACCCATAGACGTATAATATATATTATGTATAATTAATTTTCAACTAAATTCCCTACAACTCGAAAAACCAAAGACCGGGGTCGGGGGCACATAAAAGACCCACACCCAAAGTAACCCTATTTTTGTAGTTTACCTTAAAACAGCGCTATAAAACCTCAAAATATTTGTGAAAAATTTTTTTCAAGTTTTGTATAGTATATATAGTATAGTAATAGTAATAGAAATAACTATTATATGCGTATAGTATATATTATATATATAAGTGCTATATATTATATATATATTACAAAGCCTAAAAATTGCTAATTTGACATTTCAATTATTAATGCTTAACTTCCGCTGTGCTAGACTCAGAAAAGAATAAAAAATTGGCACAAGCTAAGAAACATTGCTGTAACTGGGTTAATAAAATATGTATAGGAGCTATGATGAAACACGAAAATGGAGTACTATACCAAATAGTAGACAAAAAGTATGCAAATAAGCCTTGTAAAGCTTATGACTGTGATTACTTTGAAAACGTAGTAGTACCTATAGTACAAAATGAACATTAAAACATTTGACAGCGAAGCCTTTGCAGTTGATGCAGAGTCTCATTTTTACCTTTGGTGCTGTGATTGCAACTTAAGACACTTAGTTGTAGTAGAAGCTATGGGTAAGGGGGCTGAGGCTTTTAAAGATAAGGGCGGCAAGATAGCAATTGGTATGCTACGAGATGATATAGCTACTGATATGTCGCGTAAAGAGAATAACATAGTATTATATAGTAGGAAACATGGCAAAAATAAAGAAAAGTAAGCGTAGAGCACTTATTATACCAGATGTGCATTTTCCATTGCAGGATGATGCTGCTGTAAATTGTGTAATAAAGGCTATACCAATAATAAAACCTAATATATTCATATGCTTAGGTGATTTAGGCGAATGGAAGAGCGTTTCACCTTTTAAGTACAAAAGGCGTAAGCGCCCACCATTAGAATATGTTATAGAAGATTTGGAACAAGAACAAGTAAAGGTCAATGCTGGTCTTGATTTGTTTGATAGCGCATTAAAAAAGGTTAAATGCAAAGAAAAGCACATGATTGAAGGAAATCATGATAATTGGTTAAATATGTTTGTAGAAGAATATCCATATTTGGATAAATACAAGTATAAGAACATTATGAGGCTTGATGAAAGGGGCTATAAATACTATCCATATGGCAAACTTATGCGTATAGGTAAGTTATACTTCTATCATGGAGGTCATTACTCTACAATTAGCCATACTAGACAACATACCATGAATTTAGGTAAGAATATAGTATATGGACATACTCACGATGTTCAGCGTGCTGGTGTTACCCATGTAGATGGTGCTCATCATGCCTTTTCAATGGGTTGTTTAAAAGATATGTCTAGTGAAACAAATATGTGGTTAAACAATAGGCAGGTTAACTGGGCCCATGCCTTTGGAGTAGCAGATTGGTTTTCAAATGGAGATTTTCGTTTAGAAGTTGTCGATATAGTAAATGGTAAAACATTTCTATGGGGCAAAGAGATAAACGGTAACAAAGCCGCGCCCGGAGGAAAAAATGCTAATAAAGCTAAGAAATAATAAGTAATAAGGTCGGTAGTGGCGCGGTATAAGATTGTAAAGGGTGTTAAGCAACCTGTCTTTGAAGATGAAGACGAATTTAGGGAATTATACCCTAATGAGCATATCTATGATAATTGGCGTGATGCGCCTACAGAATCATGGACTATGACAGATGATAAGCAGGTTTGTAGAATAATAAAGCGTTTACCAATGAAAGGTGGAGGCGAATTGGTTACTACTATACTTGGAACTAGGCATACTGAGCGTAAACACTTAATGGCTGGGTTGCCTCCTAAAAACATATATAGCTTATCTAGATACGAAAGTAGTAATGTGCATAGAGCTAATAAGTCAAATATATCGCGAAGAGAGCGCTTGTTTGCTAAATATGTCGCAAAGGGTATGAATCCTACAAAAGCATATTTAAAGGTATATCCTACAAATAGAGAGGATTATGCTAATAATCAGGCAACAGCCTTGCTTAAAACAGAAAGGGTTAGTAAATTGGTTAGTGAAGAAATAAAACAGTCTATGCTGAAAGTCGGTATAGATGAAGACTATCTGCTTGAGAAAGCAAAAGTAATAGTTGATAAAGATGAAGCTAGGGATTCAGATAAACTTAGAGCATTGGAGATGCTAATGAAGATAGCTGGTATGTTTCCAAAAGAAAAGAAAACAGAATCTCTTGCTGTATTTGAAGGCTTTAGTAAGGAGAAAC